GTCGGCTTGTGCCGATCAAGGATATTGACGTATCGCAGAGGTATTACAAGGTCGGCACGAAGAAAGCCGGTAACCTCTTAGACGATCATTTGCACCTTGATCGACCGATGTTACTGCCGATGACGCAATGCCCGAAGTGTGGGCAGTGGCTTAGAGATTATGATGGGATGGGAGTCCTTGCCCATGATGAGTGTGGGTACTGTTCGCACCCGTCTTCAATGGGTGGGATTTGCGACTTCTGTGGAGAGGAGATCGGCAAATAGTCATGAGGGTAACTGGCCGCCAACTAGTTAACGGTTGGCGGCTAGTTTGGTTTATAGTAGTAAGATCATATAGGAGAAATGAACATGAAACAGTCCGAAGCAGCGCAGCACTTGCGAGAGATTTTGTTCTTGTATCAGAAGGTCAGATCGAACGGGACCGATCCTGTTTTTGGGATCGCGGACGAGAAACAATCGCCGGAAGCGTTGGCAATCACGAAGGCATTACTCATTGACATTATGCCTTGGGTTTTCGATGATCAGAAATGCCCTATTCGCGCTTTAGTCAGGATTCTCGATCGTGTTGAAGAAGGCGAGGGTCTAGCACCGATAAACTACTACAATCAAATGTTTGTTCTATACAGGTTTTCGCCAGCGTTGCCCGCGTTGGCGCCGTTGATGGGGCTGTCCTTGCCCGCCGAAATGCCGTCTATGATGACATGCATGGGGGGGTGGGATGAGGAGGAGGAACGAGCATGACAGAACGATCCGAGAAAATACCTTACGAATATGGTGTTTCAGTGTATGTGTGTTTTGGGCGGTGGGCTGGGTTTGGGATTTCACATGAAATGGGGAACGGAGTGTTCCGCATTGTGTTGGGTTGGGTTGCGATTGGCCTGCTCAATTTTGATATCGAGGTCCTCTTGGCTATGGTAGAGCAGCAGGCGAAGAGGATGACTGAGGCGTTGCTTCATTGCCAGCGAACATGCTCGACATACCAGCCGACGCAGAAGGCACAACCTGACGAGCCGGGCGAATGGGTTCTGGAAATACCGGAGGCGGCATGAGTGTCGACAGCCAGGCGGTACTATATTCAGAAGGGAAAAATGACGAGTGCTACACGCCTGCTTATGCAGTGCGGCCTTTGTTGGAATTCCTGCCGTCTGACTGGGTTGTTTGGGCGCCATTTGACACTGAGGCGAGTCAGTTCGTGCAAGTGTTAGGAGAACGCAATAGGGTGATCTGTAGCCATATTGCGCAAGGTCAGGATTTTTACGAGTACGAGCCGACTGAACATTGGGATGCCCTAATCAGTAATCCGCCTTTCACCCGCAAACGCCAGATATTCGAGCGAGCGTTGAGTTTTGGCAAGCCGATCGCATTGCTCATGTCGATGGTTTGGCTAAATGATAAATACTCAGGGTGGGTATTCTATGAAGCAGGGCGCCAGATGCAGCTACTCAAATTCGACAAGCGCATCTATTATGAGGTCAACGGGGTAACACGGACCGACATCACGTTCGCCAGTGGGTATTATTGCAGTGATTTTCTACCGCAAGACATTGTCCTCCGCAAGTTGCGGCGGGATGGGCAAATTGAGTTGCCACTATAACCAGTTTGGAGGAAAAGAGCATGGCAGACGAAAAGAAAAAGACGTTCACAGAGTTGCTCGAGGAGAAGTTGGCGGAGGAAAAGGATAAGGTCTACCCCTCGGGCCGACAACTGGGCATGAAAGTGACCTTCGAGATCGAGGCCGAGTTGATGTATTGCGAGGAGGCTAAATCAGGGTCGATGACGCTGTGGGTCGGGCATGGGGATGTGACCGAGGAGACGCACCCGGCCCGGTCGGTATCAGTGGGGATCGGTTGCGATACGTGGGTGCATTACAAGAATCAAGACGCATGGCGGATCGATCCGAAGGCGATCATCGTGAAGTTGACCGATGCTCTTTATGAGCTTGGGCTTTTAGCGGTGGTAGAAGATTCGCCGCTCTTCATGAGATTTGGCTTTTAGAGGTGGTGGCAGGGATTGCGCCTTACGAAATGGTTACCTGTTGGCATTGTCATCGCGATGCTGAGTACGACGGCGCGAAGTTGCTGGATGTTGACGGAGAGTTCGGGCCATGATCGGTATATTTAACGCAGGCCCTGATGCTGAGGTTCGCGAGATCGAGGTTGAGGAGTAGCGCATGAAGTTCGTAGAGATACAAGAGGATCGCAAGTTGGGGATGTTGCCAGAACGACCGCAAAGTAAATACGGGAGTTGTGTGATCATTGCCGAGTATACGGGGGACGACTGGGACGTTATTCACTGGGGAGGCAATGAGGATGCTTACGAATGGTCGTGGGAAGAAGACACCCTAAACGAGTTACTCAATAATAATCATTGGAGCGAAAAAGTGCGTTTCGATGCCGCGATGCGTGGCGATGTTCCTGTAGAGGGAACGACGGTACTGTTGACTGGACATATCGCTGGGAGCAGGTCTAGAGGGTTCGACAGTTGCGAGTACGACGCATGGTTCGAGGTCGAGACGTTTGTGTATCATATCCCAAAAAAGAAGCAGATCGAGAATGTCATCGAGTTGGCGAACATGGTCATGTCGGCTGGTGGGTATTGTTCCAAGTGTGGCAATAATCTCATTGCTCCTGGTTGGCCTGGTAAGCAGCGGGGCCTCTGCGAACAGTGTGCGAAACAAGTGGTCGAGCACGAAATGGCTATAGCCCTTGACCCACTACACGATTTGAGGAAGTCGGCCCGGTTTCAGGCTCGCAGAGTTTTCGGCAGAGTGCCAACGAACCGAGAGACGTGGATTAAAGCCGCCGACGAGAAAGCTCTCCGCAAGTACATTGCGGAAGGGGAGCGAGACTGGGTTCTTGACCGTGGTTTTTATTAACAATGGTGTTGATGGTAACTAGTTGACAAGTTAACCGATTACAAATATAATAAGTTTTGATATTATGCCGAAAGGCACGAATAGACAAAGAGCAGGTCGCAGACAAAGGAAAAAAATCCAATCAGGCCGGACGGCAAGACTGGATAAGGGATGTGGTAAAGGGCTACCGGGAGTTGTAGCCGCCCCGGAGAGGGTTTCCTGCTCGCTTTTCTCCGGGGGCACAAATGCAGAGCTACCCGCAGTGTTGGCCGGGTCTCAGAGGGCGCACCTACGATGAGTAGGTGCGCTTTTTTGTGTGAAAAGCAGGCCGAGTTTTCTTAGAATCGATCTAAGGGACTTGCGTGGGCGTTTTTGGTGTGCTATACTGGGCATGAGGAGGTGGACATGACAGAAAACCTTATTTGGAATGGTGGCTTTACCGAGGGCTGGATAGACGTCCCTAATTTGATTGGCGGCCATGTTGATCAGCAAGCGGTAGGATACCGGATAGAGCATGCCCCTCTAAGTACGTTCGTCGCGTCATATCAACAGGTCGCTTGTGACGCGCAGGGCGATCCTGAACAGGTACATGAAGTCGTACAGAGCCTAGCGGAAATGGCACACAAACACATGGACGATTTACCGCCGAACGAGCGCCCAGGTGGACCTGATGAGCTTGTGCTAGTGCCGCCTTATTGCTACAAGGTTCACAGCGGAGGAAACCCATATTCGAGCTCGTTATCATGGCAGTTCGCAGGGTTGGAGATTGGGAGAACGATCCGGGCGATTGTGCCAATACAAGCGCACCACCATGGCGATGGTTCGTGTGGTGCTTGTGCGGTACGTGTTGAATTTGGAGCGATCGTTACTCCCTGGCTATCTTTCCACGATGGCATAGAGGATCGGACATGGTTGTATATCACAGTCGATACCATTGTCCCGGCAAGTGGAGAGCTTAATCTCAAGTTGGTTATGGATGGGCGCGCCGAAGCGTCCATTTCTTATTTTACGGATGATTGGCAGGCATTCTATACAGATGATCCTGTGGAACCGCCGACGCCAGAACCTGGGCAAGCTTTATTTTGGTTTCGAGAGGACTACAGGCAGCGTACCTTTATATACCCGCAGGATGCCACGGATACACAAAAGGATCAGGTCGAACAAGCTGCCCGTCCCACGAACAGCACCGTAACTGGGTCGTGGGATATTGCATGCCAGCACCGCAAGGCATACACACAACCTGACGGGACAGAAGTTCCGCCTCAAGAATGTGTCATCGAAGCGTTTTTCTTCCCGCCTGAGGATAGGACTCCCTATCTCGGATTTGTCAGAGAGCATTACGGCGGCGTTGTGGAGGAGGGGGGCGAGGTCGAGATCGTATGGCATGGGGACAATCCGGAGCCGCCAGAACCTCCGGGAGAGTTGGTTCTTACCTATCCGACCACGCATTTACCCGCAGTTATTACGCAAGGGTTTCATTCGGGACATTTGGCAATTGACCTCAGATCGTCATATCGTGCGTGGGGAGACGAGGCGCTTGCTGCCCTCGATGGTGAGGTCATCGAAGCCATGGATGGTCATCCGATTTTCGGCACGCAGGTCCTCACCCGTTCACAACATGGCGATGACACGATCGTTCTCCGCTATGCTCATTTTATCGAGGGGGAGTATTATGTGAGTGTCGGAGACCTCGTTTCGGAAGGCGAGCCGATAGGGAAGATTGGAAGCACCGGCCAATCTAGCGCCGATCATCTGCATTTCTCTGTCAAGCTCAATGGCGTTTATGTCGATCCCGAGCCGTTGATTGACTGGCCGTCACCGCCAGTGGAGCCTCCTCCTGGAAATGAGATATGGACAGACGTCCTAGTAGGGCTGCACGCACAACATATGAGCGGCGAAGGTTTGGAGTCGTGGACGAGAAACGCAAAACCGGGTGCCGTTAAAGTTTTCAGCCTTGGCGACGGTGTGCTATTCGATGATTGGGGAGAAAAGCAGCAGAAAATTATCTGGCGTCATTATCAAGGCAATGACGGCGCGTGGTTACGCAATCCTGACGGGAGCTTCAAGTCAAGTGCTGGGCTCTTGGCCTCGGCGATCCGTTGGCTCGATGCCTACTCAGCAGAGCTTGAGGTCGTGGCTCGACAGTGGAACGTTTCTGTCGAGTGGCTTTTAGGTAAAATTGATTACCTGACCAGCTTGAACGAGGTTGTATCTACGAATCATCCAGAGATATTTCCTGCCGTTGAATTTGATTGCTTGCTAGCTGATGAGATCAAGCGAAGGTACGGTGATTTGGTGCATTGTGGCGGACTAAATATTGCGGTAGGGAATCCTGGCCATGATGAATTCAAATTCCTCTTACCCTATGCGCAGAAATGCCATGAGGATGGCCATGCGTGTGGTCAGCATTGTTACTGGACTGCAGGCGATGCGCCGGACGCAAATTACGTAGACAAGGCGTTCTTTAATGGTGAATGGCATGACATGTGGCCGCACCTGGCTGGGCGTTGGACCGAGATAGATAAGGTCTTTGTGGAAAATGGTTACTATGTGAACTGGTATTCTGGAGAGATTGGAGGGGTCTACGTATATCCTGATTGGCCGCCTTGGTGGGTTCACAGTGGAAAAAGCTGGAAGAGCATGCGGGGCGGCTTTCCGTGGTATTTGGAACAAATTGATCTTTTCAACCGTAAGGCCGTGGCATGGAACAAGGCGAACGGCGGGCGGTTCTTTGGTGGGTGTTTGTTTACCCGCCCTGCTTGGGGGTGGGAAGAATTCACATGGGATGGTGGTGCGCAGGCGCTGCTAGAGGCTTGGGCTGTAAATTTCAGTTAGGGAGAAAGCAAGATGACACAGTATCGGGGTCGAGTTTTTTTGTTGATGACGGTTTTGATTTTCGTAATGTCGACGCCAGTGTTGGCCGACGACGGGGGGATGCCATTGCCGCCTGGTGTAGATTTGACTGATCTTGTAGGTGTGTTGCAGTTGGCACAAGCTGCTGGGTTCGCGGCGACAATCTCCTTCCTGTTGGGTAAATGGGCATGGTACAACGAGATAGATGACAACCGAATAAAAACTGCAATAGAGATCGCCTTGCTGGCTGGTATACCACTGCTTGCTAAGTTCCTACTTGATGCTGTGCCAAGCGAGGCATGGTTGACCATCCAGCCTTATTATGCGGTCATTATGACGTCCTTGCTCTATGCTTTCCCGATTGCGGAATTATGCCACAAGGTTTTGGTTAAACCCGAACGCCTTATCGAGGAATATGCGGCTGAGGCTCGCCGTTCGGATGAAGCGCGAACACTCGAAATACAGGCGCGAATAGAGGAAGGCAAAGCCCATGCGGTCGAGACGTCGAAAAACCTAGGCGTTGAGATCATGCGTAGGGGCGAATAAGACAAGTTGGCATGGTGTTATGATGGGCGCGGCGGGTTTATTCTGTAGGCCCGCCGCGTTTTGTCTATCTGACGATACCGAGGCATGGTGGCAAACAGTGAAGATTGATGCAGGCATTATCTTGGGGATTATATCCCTTATCGGAACGATATTCGGTCCGATGTTAAAACACCTTATAGACCTAAGAAAGGAACGGCGAGAAGATGTTGTCTTCGAGGCTAGAGTCGAATTAGAAGAAGCCGAAAAACAGGCCGCTATCTCTCGTCAGGTTCAAGAAATGGCTCAGGCGTGGATGGTTACACAGGAGGAGCGGTTACGTACTCAGGATGAGCGCATCCGTCAGCAGGACGAAAAACTCAGAGAGTACGAACGCAGGATGACAGCGCAAGATTCGCGTATATTGGCGATGACCCGCATGGAAAGTTGGCATTTAGGTTTCATGCGGTATCTGTATCAGGGGTACTCCCGTTTATATGACCAGATCGAGCAACATGGGGAGGAGCCGTCGTTTGTGGCAATGTCCTTCGAGCGATGGTTGTCTGAACAGGGTATCGACGTAGAAGATTTCCGAGGAGGGGAGCATGTCGCAGTCGAAGAAACAGGTTGAACATAAAAAAGTTACAGGCATAACTGATTTAAGGCTTGATGCGAAAAATGCCAACAGGGGGACAGCACGTGGGGCTGAAATGGTCCGCACAAGTTTGGAGGAACTAGGGGCCGGGCGGTCGATTGTGGTCGATCGGGATGGTGATGTCGTGGCGGGTAACAAGACGTTACAGGCAGCCCTGGCGATGGGTTTGGATATTGAGGTCGTAGAGACTACTGGCGATAGGCTGGTAGTCGTACAGCGGACTGACCTCGATTTAGACAATGGCGACAAGGCCCGGAAGCTAGCCTATGCCGACAATCAAACGGCGGCGGCAGGGCTAGAATGGGACTCACAACAAGTCATGGATGATCTTGCTGCAGGGTTGGACTTGGGGGATTATTTCACGGAAAAAGAGATCGAGAAAATTTTGCCCAAATCGGTCGAACCGGAAGAGCCTGGCGAGCAGAAGATCAGCCCGGAACTATTCGAGAGGCACGACTACCTGCTATTCTATTTTGATAACGAGTTCGACTGGCAGGTGATTACGGATATTTTCGAGGTTGGCCCCGTGTTGTGTGGTAAGGTTGGCAAAAAGACAATCACGCAGAAAGGCTTGGGCCGGGTGATTTCAGGCAAAGAGCTCCTCAATAGATTACAGGAAAATGCCCCATGATCGACACTGTGATTCATGTTGCTATAAGGTCCTATAAACGGGCTGGATTAGTTAAGACGATTGAGATCGTCCCGTTTGCGTGGATTTGGGTCTGCGAGTCCGAGGAGGCCGAATATCGAGAGTGGTACGGGGATCGCGTTGTTGCCGTACCGGACGAGGAAGATGGGGGCCTTGCAAGGAAAAACAACGCAATCCTCGACAGAAGTCCATGTGAGTGGACTATGATTCTTGACGATGACATAACCCGGATCGGTTATTGGGAAGCGGGCGGACGTGTGTGGATGGATGCCGACCAAATTGAAGGGCTGATCGAGAACGGGTTTATTATGGCTGATGACCTTGGTGTCAAAATGTGGGGCATAAACCAAAACCGGGACGAGTTATTATACAATACCTACTGCCCGATAAACCTCCTCTCGCCGATCCTTGGGCCGTTTACTGGTCATTTGAAACCTGAGTTACGGTACGACGATCTGGCCGATGGCAAGGACGACTACGACTATTGGCTGCAAAACATCCAGAAACACCACAAAACACTACGCCTGAACCGTTATCATTATGACCATGGGCATGGGAGCAACCGTGGCGGATTTGTCAGTATGCGGACGATGAGCCGCGAAATAGCGGCTGTCCAGTATATGCGTAAAAAGTGGGGTGACGCTGTTTTCAAAGAAGGCGGGTCGGCTGGCGGTAAGTCGTCAACTGGTAAAAACATCCTCAATTCAAGGATAAGGATACCAATAAAAGGATGTTGACGCAGGTGAGAATTGAAAAAATTGAAAGGGGATCGCCATGACTTATAAGGCGAGTGACTTTATCCAGGCTATCCCTGGTACTGGGGGGATTATCTCTACGATCAAGCAGCGGGTCGGATGCAGCTATAATACGGTCCGTAGATATGTAGACAACTATCCAACTGTAGCGGCTGCTTTGCATGAGGAACGCGAGAGGATGCTCGACCTTGCCGAGTCAACTATTATCGGGGCATTGGCCGAGAGAGATTTGGCGACGTCGAAGTGGTTTCTCACAGTGAAGGGCGGTGAGCGTGGGTACGCGCCGACGAGCAAGCATGAGCACACGGGGGAGCAGGGCGGCCCTATCCAGATGACGACCGTGCAACAGGAGATTATAGGAGTGCCGGAAGATGCAATCTAAGGCCACTGGCATTATATTGCGAGAGTCGGCGACTGCATCGGACTGGCGAGTGGTAACCGCTTGGTTGGATCATGAAGCAAAAACACGCAGCAAAATACGCAGGATCGAGGCGATCCTAGAAAAGTGCCGATCTAACCGTAGGTCTAGGGGGGATCAAAAAGGACAATGATGCTCCGGTATCGGCCCGTTGGCGTTAATCGCGAGTTTATGATCTGCCGTGACCCAGAGGTCATGCTATCTGGGCCAAGTGAGACGGGTAAAACGTTGGCTTCTTGTTGGTTGATACACCGGATGGCCGATAAGTATCCTGGTGCTCAATTGGCAATGGTCAGGCAAACGCAAAAGAGCATGGCGGGGAGCGTCTTGGCGACGTTCAACAAAGTTATCGACGGATTGCCTATCCGCACGATAGGAGGGACGAGGCCGGAGAGGTACATCTACCCGAATGGAAGTACTATCTGGATAGGTGGCATGGACAATCCCGACAAGGTTTTATCCTCAGAGCGTGACGTTATCTATGTGAACCAGGCCGAGGAGATCAGCCTGGATGCGTGGGAGATTCTGACAACGCGAGTTACCGGGAGAGCAGGCAACATGCCCTACTCTCAGTTGATTGGGGACTGCAATCCGGCAGGCCGTGGGCATTGGATTCTATCTAGAGCAGGCATGACGCGATTTGACACAACGCACAGAGATAACCCGACCTTGTTCGATCCAGACACTGGTGAGATAACTGCGCAAGGCAAGGTCACGCTGGGGCGGCTTGATCGATTAACTGGTTCACGTTATAAGCGATTAAGGCTTGGCTTATGGGCTGCGCCAGAAGGGATTATCTACGATATTTTCGATGAGGAAGTACACAAGGTCCGTGCGTTTGATCCGCCTATGGATTGGCCGCGGATAGTGGGGGTCGATCCGTTCGGGGATAAGGTATCGGCAGTTTGGTTAGCATTGGAGCCACTAGGCCGAGTGTGGAATGTGTACCGTGAATATTCGCGGGCGTTTGGAGAAACGACACAAGGGCATGCCAAAAACATTCGTAAGTTAGGCCATGGAGAGTCAATCTTCTTTTATGTTGGCGGCGGCCCGTCAGAGCGGCAGGCGCGGGTCGATTTTTCCGCTTGTGGTGTGCCATTGCTCAAGCCGGGGATCGTGGATGTATGGCAGCAGATCGACCGGGTTTATGCGATGCTCAAAAATGGGGGATTAGTTATCCATGACTGCTGCCTTGGGTTGCTCTCAGAGATAGGGGACTACCATCGACCTGTCAAAGATGGTGTCGTACAAGATGGTAAAATTCATAACAAGAACGCATACCATCTCCTGGATGCCTTGCGGTATGCAATAACTGGGCCAGAAATGCCCGACGAAGTCGAGAGGCTGGTGTATGTTGGCGGCTAACTTGGTGATATTGGAAGCGCCGGACGGCACACTCGTAGAGACTGTCCAGACAGACGAAAACACCTATCCTATCCCGTGGCTATTTCCTACAAGCCGAATGAACGGCACATGGCAGGTAGTTGGTACCGGGATTTCTTGGACAATGAACATTAACGAGGTATACACTCGTGAGCGATGGCTATCATTGTTCGCGAGTGAGGAGGGAGACAACGCATGATCGTAACATTTGTCAGGCAGGAAGAAAACGAGTCGAGCCGAGTGAAAAGGTTTTGGGCCATGTGTATAAATGCAGAGGTCGTCGACCTTGCGATCGTCCGGTGGTCGAAGGCATACAGCAAAAAGGCTAGATCGAATTATGGGTTTATGTGGCGGAAGGAAAATCGCGAATTACTCAAGGTGCGGGATCAGATTTCCGAAACGTTAGGCCTTGAACTCTTGAAGACTGGAAACCCGACGCGGCTCAGTATCGAATTGCCGGAGGTCATCCATGAAATTACCTAGAATCTTTGGGGAGCGGCAGCGGCTGAGGGGTGAGGTCCGAGAGCTGCGAGGTGCGGTTGAGGCATATCAACTGTACTCGCAATTTCAACTAACTCGCGATGGTTTGATGATGAGGTTACAAGAACTTGATCCGCGCCTCGTCGATATGTTGGTTAATATGTCACAGTATGAAACCTTGATCGGGTATGGTGGGTTTACTGGGGGGGATCGAGAGCAGACTGTGCGAACGGCCCGTTACTACCAGCGCTGGAAACTACAGGCGGCATCTGCTGTGGACACTTGGACTAATTGGGGATTCGGCAGAGAGGTTAATATTCAGGCTGTCGACGAGGACGCTAACGAAGTTTGGTTGAACACCTGGACCTCACCGAAAAACAAACCTATATTCAGGCAGGAAAGCCTACACCGGCATAGTGAGCGATTGCTGGTAGATGGAGAATTTTTCTTCGTGGCATACATCAGCACAACTGATGGTACTGTTACGTGGCGTGTTTTCGATACTGAACGGATAGCGAAAATCCATCATCCTCCGAATGATGATGCAATTAACTTGTACTATGAAGTTAAAAGGGGAGATAGGTGCAATGTGCTCATTCCTGATGCTTTTAACTATTTTGCATTGCCTGAGGAGTTTGTGAGCTTCAAGCCGCCTGGCGACCTCATGGATTTGAACACGATGCCGGGAGTGTTGGACAAACAAACACTTGTCCTTATATTGCCTGTACAGAGAAACACCGACAAAGAGGGGCGTGGTTGGCCGCAGTTTTACCGGGCCTTTCCGTGGATAGATTCCTACGCAAAAATGTTGCGGGAGTATACGCAGGTCTTTTCGTCCGTGGCGGCTTTTGTAGACAAGCTGAAGGTCGATGGTAGCCAGAGAACCGTCACTGATCTTGTGCAGAGGTTACAGTCTAGCCTAATGACTAGCTCCGGGTCGTATGCCGACACTAACCCGCCTCCTACCGCTGGGGCGACGTGGGCCGAGAATGAAGCTGTGACGCGAACGCGCATGCCCTTGGGGTCCGCAGCTGGCGATGCCCAAGCTGGGACTGGGTTTATCGCATTGAATATGGCTCAAGGGTTAGGAGTCAAAGCCTCGGATGTGGGCCGTGTGGACATGTTCCAGAACAAGGCTACGGCAGACGTTGCGGCTGAAAGCCCTCAGCAGGGTTGGCAACGCTATCAGAATTTCTGGTCGTCGATTTGGTCTCAAGTAGTTGAGATAACATTGCGGGCAAGTGAGAAGTTTACAAGGGCCAAATACGAAACCTATGAGGCGGTAGTTTCTATGAATCTACCTATCGACGTGACAACAGAGGATATAAAACGGGCCATGGATGCAGTTACAAGCTCCTCCTCGGCTGGCTTCCTCGATCCGCAAGTTGCCTCTGATACATTGTCCGTTCTAACCCGGCTACTCTTGTTAGATTTGAATGCGTCGGGCGTAGGTAAGATTTTCGAGATTACAGAGACTGATAAAGACTCGATTGTGCCGGTTGCTGAGTCTCATGTGCCTGTAGCACTAGAGCATGCTTGTCCTTTGTGTGGTCATACGTGGGCAATGAGCTACGAGGGTCATGGCTCGTTGTTGGTTTGCGCGAAATGTGGGCGCACGTATGATTCGGCTGTAGAATAGTAGGCATGGTAAATGGCTAATTTTTCAACGAAGGCGGCCCGGGTCGATGCTGTTAGACGCACACGGATGCAAAATGAGCATCGGCGCAGATTAAACGCGTTACATGTTCGATTGACCGCCACGCATCTTCGGGACGTCCGGGACATCCCGAAGGCCGATTGGGATGCGGCCGTCAAAGCAGACAAAGAGGCTCAAAATGCCCCTTGATCCGCAGGCCATAATCGACGAGTTGAGTGCTGTTCAACGTTTGGTTTTTGGGTGGGCGCGCTATGATGAGAGCGATGCTGAATGGATGCGAGTCGAGCTGTACACGGCGCGACGCGAGGCCTATGCTGACGAATTAGAGATACAGGCTGCTCGTGTTGGCTGCGCGAAACGTAAGGCACGCGTAACAAATACGGGGGTATTGGAGGAGTTAAATCGTTTGAGCGAACGCGATGCTAAAAGCATTGTGAACACGTACAATTATTATCTAGCAAAGCAGTTAATAGCTATTCGAGAGCAAAACATAAGAGGCAATCGTTACTATTATGCGGCCAAATTAAGAGACTGGGACGCCCATTACTGGCAAGCAAAAGACAAACAGGTTGCTACACAAACTGACGGGAGCGCCAGGGCTAAAGCCCAACAGGATTTTTATAGGTTCATGTTTCGGGGTATGTTTGGCACTGCGAAATTAGAACCACGGACCGCAGTTTGTCCAGTATGTAAGGGGTGGATCAAACGCGGAGTTGTTCCCTTGCGTGTGGCGTTGAACAATCCCCCTCCGTACCATGTGGGATGCCCGCACACTTGGGACACAAGGCCGGGCAAGGTGGCTGAGGATGATTGCCCGTTATTATGGATGGGAGAATGACACCGACTGGCGAAATAAACCTCAAACCTGATGGCTTTATCGAGGTAGATCATTTAGTAATTTGCCGAGTGGTCAGGGACAAGCGGGGTCTTGTGTTGCAGTTTTATGACCGCAACGATCGTAGGTCTAGGGACAGGGGGAGCAATTTAGTCGACGTGATATTTGCCGACCTCGTCGAGAAGTTGGGTAGGGTCTAGTATTGACATGCCGGTCATAATCACTTATACTTGTATTTGAATGAGACGCGCAAGTCCTTGGAGGCAAAACGTCTACGTCTAAGGGTGCTGCGTGTTTTTTGTGTTATAGGAGGATGGCGAAATGCCGAGTGGATTACCGCACAATCCGTACTATTTACAAGACTTGTCTCCCGAAGTTCGTGCCAGTGCTGCACTCGCGGCTGCTGGCGCTTATGATGCCGCGCCGACTGTGATTCAGACGACCGGCATGGACAAGTTAATCTTGTATATTACCTACACCCGTGGGGCCGTTGGCGGGGCAGTTACAATCCGGCCAGAATATTCTCCGCGTGGTGCCGATGAGGTTGGGGTAGAAAACTGGTTCCAGCAATCTATCTATGAGGCTGGGGCTGTGGCGGCAGGCGCAGACACTGCGAGCTTAATCCAGCGGGAGAATTTCACTTATCAGGCAGTCGGCGCGACCGCCGAAAACTTCATCGCAACAATTGACCTAGACGGAGCAGTGGAGCGGGTTCGCGTCCCGTGCGCGGAGAGTGGTGTCGTCGGCACGCCGGGAGAATGTCACATTATAGCGAGGTTGATGTAACATGGGCATGCATCCGACTAATCTAGGGGCAGGATCGGCAGTTAGTTCGATCAAGGACGTTACGGACAATCTGGCTCAAAATAAGATCATTTCTGGTACGTCACCCGGAACTGGGAACACCGCTACTCGCATCGAGCTAGATGGTAGTGCGTCGGGTGTAGACGGAGCCTATGATCCGGCTGCTATTTACATCATAGCAGGAACTGGGGCAGGTCAATCTCGCATGATTTTCGAGTATGACGGTACGAACCGTTATGCTTATGTTAGCAGAGATTGGAAGATAACACCGGATGCGACAAGTGAGTATGTGATCGTCTACAACTCTGGGAACACACATGTAAATGAGGGCGTGGCGCAGGCGGGCACGAACAATACTATCACCATGAATGCTTTGGCTAGTGCTCAGAACAACATTTACTTGGGGCAAATGATCTTCATTGTAGCAGGGACCGGGGCTGATCAGGCCCGTATGATTGTGGGATATAACGGCGGCACAAAGATCGCCACAGTCGACAGCGACTGGATTGTGAACCCTGACAGTACCTCGGTTTACGTGACTCAACCTTTCCCCGGATTTATCCACGGCTTACCCGCCACGAACAGCACTGCGAATATCCTTATTCGTGATGGAATTGGAACGAAACAAGATTTTGTCGGCGTTCCCTACAATTTTGGTGACAACTCCATTCTTGCTTTCCTGACCACAGGTTACTATCATGTTCACGGGCAATCGTTTTGCTACCCGACGACGGCGGTGAGTGTGGCTGTTACCAGTGGGGCTGGGGCCTGGACAGCAGGGGCCATTACGCAAGTCGTGCCAGCAGGGGCTTTGACCGTGGCGGCGTTCGATCTGCATTGGATTAACATAATCGACCATACTGCCGATGCTGAATATTACATTGAAATATTGGCTGGTGGTGTTGGGTCTGAGGTTGTCATCGGGGCTACGCGGAGTTGGAGAGATTCCACCTTTTTCGGTGGTCAGATTGCAAACACAACAAAGCGCATACAAATACCGCAGCAGCCTTCGGGGACGAGAATAAGTTGCCGCTCGTATTCGTCAAATGCAGGGGCGGCGACCGTTTCGATTAGTTTTGAGGGACATTATTACGCTTAGAAACCATGCCTTACAAAGCAGACGGCAGCGACGTACCTCCAAACATAGCGAAACTGAGTGCTCCAAAGCGGCGCCAGTGGGCTGTGGTTTGGAACTCGGCTTTTCAGCGGTGCATAAAGGGCAATGGGAAAAAAGCCGACTGTGAGGAGAGCGCCTTCAAGCAAGCTAGCGGAGTAGTCAAAGAGGAGGAGAACATGATGGGATATACAGCACAACGGCCTGTATTTGATGGGATCGAGGAAGTTCCTATCAGTGCTGAAGGTTTGACCTTTGAAAGGTTCCTTGAGGAGTATTACGAGCACACCGGAGCACCGAGGCCGACAAAAAAAATCGTTACGTATGAGAACTCATCGAAGGCGGTCCGCGAGTGGATAGCCAAACACGCATTGCTGGTGAACCTCGAAGCCGAGACGTTCGAGGAGGCTTACCGGTTGTTTGTTGTTAATCCTGCGACGGCCTGCTTAAATGCTCCTGAGTTTATGGAGACGCCAGCACGATTGACGGACGTTGAGGGCTTGGCCCCCGCAGAGCGTGATGCCGTCGAAATTACCATGGCCGATTTACTCACCCTTGTCGAAACTCCCCTTGAAGTTGCGGAGGCCGAGGAGGAAACCGCAGAGATCGACGGTACGGTTGGGGATTACTTAAAGCGGATCAGGTTGGGCTTTATCGAGCAGTTTGCACCTGAGACGAAATGGCGGGGGCAAATAGCGCCGACGTTGTGGATTCGAGATTTCTTGTACGAGGATGATCGGGTCGGCAACATGCTTATCGTTCTCGATGAGTCCTGCGGTAAACTCAAAGGCGTCACCTATGAGGAACGAGGCGGGGGCTTTTTGTTTTCCCCTCGTGATCAGTGGAAGGAAGTCGTCAAGCGTTGGGAGGTGGTCGTCGGGATGACGGCAAGCGAACCGGAGACGGACTCAGAACCGGAGACGGAAGCGGAGTCCTTTGCCGAGGTCGATGCTCCGATCATTCGCCTAATGGAAGCTGAGGCACCGCAGAACCGTCGTGCCCCATTGGCTTTAGAGGTCGCCTTGATACAGGTCGGGCCGGGCAACAAACGCGACAAGCATTACTACACCCGCGAAATGTTGGAACGCGACGGCCATGTATTCGAGGGAGTAACCATGCATACGGTTGACCATCGAGAAGATCAACGCTCTGAGATAACCGATGTAAGCACCGTCAAAAAGGTTACTGGTGTAACCGAAATAGACGGTGGGTTGTTTTTGGTGGCGGAGGTCCTGGCATACGATCCAGCTTTCTGCGAAAAAACCAGAAACCGGGCGGCGGCAGGGCTGCTTGACAAATTGCAATGTTCGATTTTGGCAATGGGAGAAGCAGAAACTGCCCAGATCGACGGGGTAGCTTACAACGTCGTGCAGAGGATTACTGAAGCGCGTCATGTTGATTGGGTAACCCGGGCTGGCGCAGGCGGTCATGCTCTGACATTGGCAGAGACGGAGACCGATGACGATGTTTCGGGGGATGATGGCGAGAAAGTAGCATTCACCAAGGAAGGGGAGGAAGAACATACTACCGTAGTGCTATCAGAGGAGGAGCAGGAAACAGGCTCGACGGTTTCGTTGGATGCGATGGACGTTATCAATGTGATAGAACGAGAGGCGCCGCATCTGCAAGCTACGAGCTTGTCTGCGTTATTGTCTAGACAGTACGCCAATGAGGAAGAAGTCCGCGAGGCGTTGGCCGAGCAGATTCATGAACTCAAAATCTCAGGCAGTGGCGCGCCGTTGAGTATGGGACAGGTAAACCACGAGAGGCGGCGGGTATCTCAGGCAGAGATCGACGCGCAACTCGATGAGGTAAACGAGAAACACCTAGGAGGGTAACGACATGGCTGAAGAGATTCTTTATAATTATGAGCACAGTAGCGGCCCGCTTGTTCCCGTTTGTGTGCCGTGGGAACGATTGACCGATGCTACGCCCACGTTGGGCAATCCATGCGAGGTTGCTAGCGCAGTAGAGGGGACGCACTTGTCTGGCGCTATCATGTCCCTCGATGCCGACGCCGAAACGGCGATCGTGAACATTGCTCCAGGGGCAATGTACAATTGGAAGGTCCGCAACGTGCGGACCTATGACCAAGGGGCCGAGGCAACATTTGGGGCGATCAATTACGGCGACCCTGTGTACTACGACAGTTCGAGCACGATGCCGGCAGGAGTTTATCTGAGTACATCCCCACTGGACGAGGATGGCGATCCGAATGATCATTTCGGCTTCATCGCGACGGTGACGCCGGAGCATGCCGCCGATTATCCGAAGGGGGACACGGACGCATCGACGGAGGATTGCCAGGTCTCGCTTTGTGGTGCTGGAAGTTAGTAGATCGTCAATCTGTTGTTAGTGTAACAAGAAAAAACGAGGTGAAACATGTATAACGTAATGCGATGGATCAGGGAATCTGCCCTAGTCCATATGATGCCGCAGGGGGATGAGGAAACCAAAGCGAAACGGGCCGACATCCTGGCCTGCGCGAGTTTGCCGGATTGGGCTACGACAGAACTGGGTGAGGTTAATGTCGCAGTTTATCAGGCGTTGACGATGTTGGGTGAACGGGGCCGGAACATGACGCCTTCCGAGTTCGCAGAGACGATGACTCGCGGACATTTCGCGTCTTATTTCGGTACGGCGTTATCCCGCCGCTTCTACAAAGATTATCAGTACGACGCGTCGAACTGGATGGCCTACACCTATCCAGATGAAACTCCGGACTTCCGCAAGGTAGAACGCCACCGCATGAGTGAGCCGGGTACGCTTTACAAGCGGGGCGATAAAGGTCAGGTGGCTGCGACCCATATCCAAGATACAAAGATCGAATATGGGGTGGATGAGTTTGGTCGACAATTCGACGTCTCATGGCAAACGATCATGAACGACGATCTTGGCAAAATCAAGGAAACGCCGCAGCGGATGGCGAAGGCCGCTCGTCGCTGGCTGGACGAATGGGTCGTCGCCTTGTACGATAACGCCGCCTCCCAAGCTGCTCTAATCGCCCTCGGTGCGTTGTTTGCAGGCACTGGACGGCTGACGGCCGCAAACTTGGCGGTGGGACTCAATGCGATGATGCAGCGGACGGATGCACAGGGAAACCAAATGAACCTTAACAAGGTTTGGTTGGTTATACCCAAAGTTCTCCAAATTGCTGCAGCTCAGATCCTCAAGGACCTGTTGAGCTATGGTGGGCCTAACGGGAACGTTCTCAATGAGTTCGTGGCGGGTATCGTCGTCGAGCCGTACATTGACTTCACTGCTCCCAATGTGCCATGGTATCTGTTTGCCGATCCTAGCGAAGTCCCGACAGTAACGGTCGCCCGTATGCAGGGTTGGCCGGGGCCGGTGGTTTCTCAGAAACGGTCCGACATCCAGGTGCTTCAGGGAAGTGCGCCCTCCGCGTTCACGATGGGAGACTTCCACACGGGCAATATCGAATACATGGTAAACGACGTCATCGGTGGATGGGATCATGCCGATTATGTCGGTATTACCGATTTTCGGGGTATTTACTACTCGTCCGGCACGACTCCGTAACCATAAGTTACAGGGTTTTTAATCAAATATCTTCGCAAGTCCTTGGAGGCAAACAAGATGCTGACCGTAGATCAGTTACAGAAGAAGTTATCGGAAGTGGAGGCTTTGGCTGACGAAATTCGGGGTAAATTGGCAGGGTTAACGCCACAGGAACGGATCGCAATGCTCGAAAAGGCGCAGCCAATGATCAAGCCTAAAACCATGGCCATGGCCATGTTGCTAGAGGCTGGATACGGCATGTCGATCGAGCAGGCCCGAAAGGTTATTTCGGAACGGGATAAAAACCCTGTAGCATGGCCTTTGGAGGAGTACAGCAAGGCGAACGCGATGCTTGCCGCATACGAAGCAAAAGCCAAGCCGACAAGCTCGCGGCGCGCCTAAATTTTCAATACGAGGAGGTTAAAAATGCCTGACTTTTTAGGACGGGGTGTGCTATGGCCGACCGATCCAGTGCCTGGGTTTATAGGTACCGGATCGGCGGCACGCGTGGCGGTGGACGCCGCACCGATTTTCTATGTTGACAGTGGGCATGTGTTGGCAAATGACGATAACGATGGCACTGATCCAGACGCCCCTCTCGCCACAATCCAGGCGATCATCGACCGCACCGCAGCACTAGCAGCAGGGACAGGG